TTGCTTTATCTTTTTTTGAGTTTCTTTTGTTGTCTCATTCAAGAAGATGTTTCTATACTTGCTAGTAGTTACAGAATAATTCCAATATGTTTCATCAAGATAAACCTTTGTTTCTTTTTCTGTGTAATTAAAAAAATAGTTTGTAACTTTTTTAGCTATCATTGATTTATAAGATTGGAAATATTCTTCATTATCTGTTGTAACTATAAATTGATTCGCAATCTTATTGCCTTTGTTACTTGTCATGTTTTGTACTTTCATTGTTTTACCTTTTGCTAAATTAAAATATAATACTAAGATAATGAACTGTGTTCTATATGTCAAGAGCTACAAGCAAATATTTTTTATAAGCGTATAACTCAAGGCATGGCAAGCGTTACAAGGTATGAGAAGAACGGCAATAATATTGCAATGTAAAAAATATTATTGATGTGATAAAAGAAATAGTTTATTTGATAGCATATAAAGGGGAACAGATTTACATTTAAATATATACATAGTTGAGACATTCTTGCACGGCAAATAATGAAACACACACGCAATAAAAAAAATAGCACGCTCACACACGCAATAATTAAGGAGTGCATGGGGGGCGTTTTCGCAGGCGACGCACCCCACACGCAGGTGCACCCATTTATATATGTTAATAGGTAGTTCTACACACACATGATAAGCAAAGCAAAACAAGACCACATCATATCATCCATAACAGACGGACACAGCCTTGTAAAAGCATGTGCAGATGCAAAGGTTAGTCGTGCTACGTTATATCGCTATATGAGTAAAGATACGGAACTAGACACCAATGTTAAGACTGCACAAAGACAGGCTGCTGAGAAAGCACTTGAGGAGCTAGAGGATATGTATGGTGATGCATTGCATGGGCGAAAGAACTATGACCCTAATTTATTGAGAGACTATGGGCATCATGTGAGATGGAAGGTGCAAAAGGTATTGCCAGACAGGTTTGGAGAGCCTAAGAATAGAACAGGCGTTGAGATTAGTGATGGTTCATTGAAGATAGTTTGGGAGACTGGTTCAGAGGATGCAGGTTAAGATACCCTATAAGCCTAGAGACTTACAGGCTGAGATGCACAATAAGTTAAAAAGATGGAATGTGCTAGTTATGCACAGACGTTTTGGTAAGACTGTCTTTGCTGTCAATCATATGATTAAACATGTGTTAACTTGTCCTTTGCCAAGACCAAGAGTTGCGTTAGTGGCTCCTACGTTTACGCAAGCTAAGAGGATTAGTTGGGATTATGTTAAGTATTATGCTGGAGTTATACCAGGTGTTACGTTTAACGAGACTGAGTTAAGGGCAGACTTTCCTAATAATGGTAGGATAATGTTATTGTCAGGTGAGAATCCAGATGCGTTGAGAGGTATATACTTAGACCTTTGTGTGTTTGATGAGTATGGTATGCAGAATCCTAGGGTATGGGGGGAGGTTGTAAGACCAGCCTTGTCTGATAGAGAGGGTAGTGCAATCTTTTTAGGTACACCAGCAGGGCATAATCATTTTTTTGATATACTACAACAGGCTAAAGAGCAGGATGAAGAAGGTTCTGACCAATGGTACTGGAAGATTGCAAAGGCTAGTGAAACACAACTGGTAAAAGAAACAGAGTTAGATGCTGCTAGAGTGCAGATGACACCAGAGCAGTATGAGCAGGAGTATGAGTGTTCATTTACGGCTGCTATTATCGGTGCGTACTATGGTAAGTTGCTTGCTGACTTAGATGATGAGGGTAAGATTACCAGGGTTCCTTACGATCCTGCATTGCCAGTACATACGGCTTGGGATTTAGGTATTAATGATAGTACGGCTATTTGGTTTGCACAGGTTTATAGAGGGGGAGCTGTTAATGTTATCGACTATTATGAGAATAGTGGCGTTGGCTTGGACCATTATGCTGAAGTCCTTAGACAAAAAGATTATCACTGGGGAGATCATCTTGCTCCACATGATATTGAGGTTCGAGAACTGGGTAGTGGGAAATCAAGATTAGAGACTGCTTTTAGTTTGGGTATACGTTTTAAGGTAATACCTAAGATGAAGATTGCTGATGGGATTAATGCTGCAAGGATGCTTATACCTAAATGTTATTTTGATAGAGAGAAATGCAATGAGGGTCTTGAGATGTTAAGGCAGTATAGGCAGGAATGGGATGACAGGAAAAGGATGTTTAGGGATCAGCCAAGACATGACTTCACAAGTCACAGTGCTGATGCGTTTAGATATTTAGCTTTAGGGTTGGAGAATCGTACTAAGATGACAAAAGCACCACAGTCTGTGGCAGTCAATGAGTACAATCCTTTTACACTGTGAGGTATTCTCAGGATTATCGTGATGCTATGGATATGGTAGAGTATAGTTATCACCATAAAGGTTGGAATGACAAGATGTTGCAGAAATATATTGAAAGACCTTTAGGAATTATGCAGTATAAAATTATTAGGAATGATATACATGAGCCATTAGTGTTTGCTACATGGGGATTTCCTACTGATAAGCAGGTAGATAGTTACTTTGGTAGCAAGTATTTTCCTGTTGAGGGTTACAAGGGTGGTGGCAAGGATGTTTGGTTGGTAGACTTTATTGCAAAAAAAGGTTATACAAGAATTGGTTTTCTTGTTTTGAAGAAAATGTTTATGCGAAGTGGGCATAGACGAGCATTTTGGTTTAGACCTGAGACTGAGAGGTTAGGGTGGCATATTGTGAAAGGAAAGTAATATGGGTGGTGGTCCTAGTGGTGGTGGTGACGATACCAATGTAAGTAATAAAAGTTTATCAAAAGCCAAAGCTGCAACAAAAGCAAGAGATCAAAGACAAGCTATGGCACAGTCAGGTGTGCAAGATCCACTTGAGTTTACAAGATTAGCAGAAAACTTACAGGCACAAAAGTTAGAAAGATCAGCAGCAGGAGCCTCGTTAACTGGTAGCAGGTTAGGCGATTTAGCTATACCAGGTGCAGGTACTTTATCATTAGTGCAACAAATTGCACAAACGCAACAGGCTAGAGAGTTAAGGCGTGGTGGTGAGATGATTACAGATGAATCAGGCGAATACAAAGGTGTATTTAGAGATGGTGTATACTCAGGTGATCCTGCATTTAGTCCTATAGGTGGTGGTCCAAACAGTGATGACAATAATTCTATGGAAACACAAAGACAAGACATTACACCTGAAAGAACTGCTGAAGTTACACCTGAAGTCATACCTAATGATGAACCTATAACAACAAGATACGCTAGAAAAAGAACAAGACGAGCAGGACAAGGTGGCACTATCCTAGAAGGATATGGTGTATTAACAAGACCTGCTTCTAAAAGATCAGTAACGTAGGAGATTGAAATGTCATTCTTAAAACCTAAAGTATATGTTCCACCACCACCACCAGTGCCAGAAGAACCTGCAAAAGCTGATTATGAAAAAGCTGCTGTTATGGCTGGTGAAGCTGAATCACAAGAAAGAAAAAAGCGTAGAGGTCGTGGCAGCACTATAGTTGCTGGTGCTTTAGGTGATTCAACAGATACAACAGGTGGTACACCAACTTTGTTAGGATAGGCTTATGATGAATGTAAAAGATATAGTTGCAAGATTTGAACATGTAGAAGCTCAAAGAGACAACTGGAATAATCATTACCAGGAATTAGCTGACTATATGCTGCCAAGAAAAGCAGACATAGTAAAGAAAAGAAGTCGTGGTGAAAAGAGAATGGAGCTTATCTTTGATGGTACAGCTCTGCAATCTGTAGATTTATTATCATCTAGTCTTCATGGTATGCTTACATCTGGTGCTACACCTTGGTTTCATTTGACAATGAAAAACGAAGAACTAGGCAGAGATGAAGAAGTACAGAGATGGTTAGAAGATTCTTCGCAAAGAATGATGCGTGCTTTTACTATGTCTAACTTTGAAACAGAAGTACATGAGATGTATGTTGACTTGGTTGTGTTTGGTACTGGGTGTATGTTTGTTGAGATGGATGACAAGACATTACGTTTTAGTACAAGGCATATATCTGAATTTTACGTTGCAGAAGATCAGTATGGTATTGTTGATACTGTATTTAGAAAGTATGAAATACCTGCAAGGCAAGCAGTACAAAGGTTTGGTATTGATAATGTTGGTGCGTTTATAGCTAAGACGTTTGAGAAGAAGCCAGACGAGAATGTTACAATACTACATGCAGTTATGCCAAGAGTAGAGAGAGATCCAACAAAACAAAATAACTTAAACATGCCATATGCCTCTATGTATATTTGCATGGAAACAAAAATGATATTGGCAGAGAGTGGATTCCAAGAACTGCCTTACGTTGTTCCACGCTTCCTCAAGGCAACTGGGGAAGTAATGGGGAGATCTCCAGCTATGGTTGCGTTGCCTGATGTGAAGATGATAAATCTAATGTCTAAAACAATCATACAAGCCGCACAAAAGATGATAGATCCTCCACTATTAGTGCCAGATGATGGGTTCTTGCTCCCCATTAGGACCCAGCCTGGAGGTCTCAACTTTTACAGATCAGGTTCAAGGGATACAATAACACCATTACAAACTGGTGCGAATATACCTATTGGATTAAATATGGAAGAACAGCGAAGACTAGCAATACGTTCTGCTTTCTTCGTTGACCAATTACTAAGTGGTAGCCAACCAAACATGACAGCTACAGAAGTAATACAGAGACAAGAAGAACGTATGAGAGTTATAGGTCCTGTACTTGGTAGATTAATGAATGAAATGCTAAGACCATTGATTGACAGGGCGTTTGCTTTGATGCTTCGTGCTGATATGCTTGCAAGACCACCAGAGATTTTGCAAGGCATTGATGTTGATATTGAATATGTATCACCACTTGCAAGAGCACAGAAGTCCAGCTCTGTAAATGGTGTGATGAGAGCGTTAGAAATATTGATGCCATTATCACAGCAGTTGCCTGTAGGAGATCATATTGATCCTGATGGATTAGTTAATTATCTAACTGAAGCGTTAGGTGTTCCAAAGAAAGTATTGAAGCCGCAATCAGTTATTGATGATGAAAGAGAACAAAGAGCAATGATGCAACAAGAGCAGATGGAAAGACAAATGGAGCAAGAAGATGTTGCTA